GGGAATATGTCGCAACCTTCGGTTGCTCCGGGGGAACATGGGGAATATGTCGCAACCTTCGGTTGCTCCGGGGGAACATGGGGAAACCTGCTGATCAGTCTTATCATTCTTTATTATTGTTATGCGATTATTGTTTATTTGTTTGTTTATTGGTATGTAGGAACCCACACAAATTTTTAATAAAATACTTTCCACAAATTATTTAAAGAGAATTATCTTACCCCTTACATGCCGAACAAAAATTATATCAAAGGTCGGGTCAAAGAATACCGGACTTGCGAGAAACTTCGCCAGCAAGGTTTCACAATCGCCCAAAGGTCTGCAGGCTCTCACTCCCCGATAGATATTTTTGCAATTCATAAAGAGAAAAAAATTATAAAATTTGTCCAATGCAAACCGGATAATTTCCTTGAATCCGCAAAGAAAAAGATTGAAGAAGAACTGAATTATTTAAACGGAGATTTCAAAGTTGAATTCGAATTAATATGAAACTAATCCTTGACCCTTGGCAAAAAGAAGTTTTAGAAACGAACGGCAACATCTGTTTAAGGTCCGGGCGACAAGTTGGAAAATCTACAATAATTTCAATCAAAGCAGCGCAATATGCGGTTTTCAATCCAAATAAGACCGTTTTAGTGATTGCCAGCGTTGAAAGACAGGCATATATGCTTTTTGAGAAGACTTTAGCGTACCTTGTAGATAATCACAGCATCACTATAAAAAAAGGTCAGCACAGACCCACTAAACACAAAATCAACTTAAAAAATGGTTCTACAATTCTATGCTATCCAACCGGGATGACAGGGTACGGAATTAGGGGCTTAACAGTTGATCTACTTATTGCAGATGAAGCCGCGTTTATTCAGGAAGAAGTTTGGTCAGCAGTTACACCGATGTTAGCGACGACAAGAGGCACAATAATTCTCCTTTCAACTCCCCACGGAAAGAAGGGATATTATTATAACTGTTTCAATAATGAGAATTTCACAAGCTTTCATATCTCTGCCGAAGATTCTCCCAGAAAAGATGTGAAATTTTTAGAAAGTGAAAAGCTGAGGATGACAAAAGTCCAATATGCACAGGAATATCTCGGAGAATTTGTTGATGAATTAATGCAGTTCTTCCCAACAGATATTATTAAAAAATGTATGACAATCGCCCGGGATAATTCTCATCCCATTATCACCTCACCGGGCGATAAAACTTATCTCGGAGTTGATGTCGCAAGAATGGGCGACGATGACAGCGTTCTAATCACAGTCAGAAAAACCACAGAAAGCCTCACAATGTTAGATATGGAAATCACGCAGAAAACACTTTTGAAAGAAACGACTTTAAGAATTCTAAACTCAAATCAGAAATATAATTTTAAAAAAATCTACATCGACGACGGTGGAATGGGCGTCGGAGTTTTTGAAGAACTTTTAACAAACGACCAGACTAAAAGAAAAGTTGTGGCGATTAACAATGCGTCCCGGCCATTAGACAAAGACGAAAGACGAAAAAAGAAGATTCTCAAAGAAGATTTATACAATAATCTCCTAAGATTATTAGAACTTCAAAAAATTGAATTATTTGATGACCCGGAGATTATGGTAAGTTTAAGAAGTGTGCAATTTGAATATACCGACGAGGGAAACCTGAAAATCTTTGGCGACAACACCCACATAGCAGAAGGACTAATTAGAGCGGCGTGGTGCATAAAGGATAAATCTTTAAACGTCTATATCTATTAAAAACTATGGAATTCCAAGAACGATACGTCAGAGACAGCGAAAAAGCAGATGTGAAAAATCGGGATAAAAAACCAATCGGAGACGATGCTTTTGCAATCGGGGATATGATTGAACAACTCATTAAGAAAATTGAACAAACGAGGTTAAGTTTAAATGGCTGATACAGGAATATTCGCAACGACAGCAGAAGTTCAGAGAAAGACCGGGGCTAATGCATCTTCAACGGCGAACGTGGAAGCGTACATAAATCAATTTATGACCGAGGCTGAATCAACAATAAACACTCTTTGCCGATATGATTTTTCAACAGCATACCCAAATCTTAAAGACCAAGTTAAAGCAATTTTGAAAGACGTTGCCTCCTCTATGGCCGCGATGTCGGTAATCAACTATGATTTAGACGCAATCGGCAGAAACACGGCCGAAACAATGCTTAACGTTTTATCAAACACAATCAACAGAGGACTTAGTCTTCTGAAAAATAAAGAAAATCAGGACTTCATCAATGGCGTTTAAACATGACTTCAAAAAATATCCCGAACTGACAAACAGACAGATGGAATTTTATTATTTTGATAGTCCGTGGAAGCAAATCACTGAGGGCTTTACCGGGAAAGTTTCAAACATCCACGACGGAGATACAATAACAATTGATACAGACTTTAGAGATTTTGGAACAATCATAAGATTTACCGGGATTAATGCACCCGAACTTAAAAATCCCGGTGGCTTAGAATCTAAAGCATGGTTAGAAAACCAAATCAGAATCGGAGAAGAAGTTTATATCAAGGTCAATCCTAAGCAAAGAGTTGGGAAGTTTGGAAGAATTTTGGGCGAAGTTTTCGCGAATGGAGTTTCAATCAATGATTTAAGTCTTCAAAGTTATCAGGCAGTTGTCTTCGGAACTATCCCACCACTCCCGGACTTCAACAATGATTTAAGGAGGGCATCAATATGACAATACCTCAAAACATTCCAAAATCAAGACCTCAAGCAATCGCTTCATATAATTATATTGATATTGCCGACGGCACGGGTGTCGTTGTCCTCTATGGTGCAAGTAATAAAAACCAAACAACTGAAAAGTTTTTTATTGAAAACTCAAAAACCTATTCAAATTCAATCGTCGCAAACGGAAACACAAACAATACTGTGTTTGAAAAAACCCTTGATGAAGATTATGATATGATTTTTAATTTCCCAAAAACCATTAAAGGAATAATCCGAGCAAACATCACAATCGGCGGAGGGTATCTAGGCGTCTTAAACTCAAGCGGAGAAGTTTATGCAATAATAAAAATCCGCCATTGGGACGGAACAACCGAAACAGATTTAGGAAATGCCCAAACAGAAACCTTAGCATTCCCGGGCTACAACACCCCAAAAAGCAAAGTTATGAATGTAGAAATTGATTTAACAGCAGGAAAACATTTTAGAAAAGATGAAACACTAAGAATAACCATAGAACTTTGGGGAAGGAAGACAGGGGGAAATGGGGTCGGAGTGGCTTATGGTAGAGACCCCAAGGGAAGAATAGACCCCGGAGATGACACAACATACGGACCCTCTCTTGATGGGGCAGACACAACCTCATTAATCTTTAATGTTCCCTTCAAATTAGACATATAACATGGCGATAAAAAAATAATGGCAATATACGATATGAACAATGCAGTTGCAAGCGACCTCACTAATACCATTACTGACTTCTCAATAGATGCAGTTAATACCGACGCTGCGGGAGAACAGAAAGAAACATCGTGGATAAATTCAAGATGGGCTGACTTCCTCGGATACTATAAAGCAATTCCTGAATTAGCAGCTGCGATTGACGCCAAAGCAACATGGACAATCGGAAAAGGATTTAAGGCAGACCCTCAAACAACATTTATTTTAGATTCTCTAAAGGGATGGAACAAAGACACTTTCAACACAATTTTAGAAAACATGATAAGAACTTACTACATCGGTGGGGATGCGTTTTGCGAAATCATCAGGGATGATAAAAGAAACTTAATCAATCTAAAACCTTTAGACCCGGGAAGTATTAAAATCGTTGTTAATCGTCAGGGCTTAATAATCAGATACGAGCAGGTTTCAAAAACCAAGAACGCACCGAAGAAGTTTGAACCTGAAACTATATTTCACCTTTCTAAAAACAGAGTCGCAGATGAAATTCATGGAAACTCAATCATCCCGCCATTAGAAAAAATTATCTTATGGAGAAATGAGGCAATGAAAAACCAAGATATAATTTTTAAGAGGTTCGTCTATCCAAGATGGATTATTAAACTGGACACCGACGATAAAACTAAAATCTCCAATATCAAAACAAAATGGGATAAAGCAAATGCCGACGGAGAAAATATGTATATCCCACAGGGAACGGTAGAAGTTGAGCAAATGTCTATCTCTC